AGTGGGAGGGGTCGCCGATGTTTATGACTGAGGAAGACGGATGGTGCTTCCACGATGGTGACGGCAAACTCACCAAGATTCCGCACCCGAAAGGCAAGGGGGACAATGTTGGAGGGGTATTCAGCAAGGACTTTGTCAGCGACATGGAAGTTGGCCGCCTGAGTAGTGACATGCCCGAAGCAAAGCGGGCGCTGGCGATTGCCAACGCTATTTCCTACTGGACTTCCGTTCGCAGTCGCACACAGGAGCGCATCTTCCTCAAAGCGAGCAACCCGCACGGTGAGGACGCTACTGTAACTCTGCCGGAGATTCTCCCGCACGGCACCGTGACTCGCCGCACTGTTGAGTCACTGATGGTCACAATGTGCTCCACCAAAAACTGGCGCATCGGCACCGAGTTGAAAACCCGCGTGCAAGCGCCCGACGGGTGGAAAGTGGTTGGTGCTGACTTTGACGGTCAAGAGTTGCAAATTGCCTCCATCTACAGCGACAAGTGGGAAGGTGGTCACATCGGTTGCTCCCCCTTTGGATACAACGTGCTGTCCGGAGCAAAAGAGGCAGGAACCGACCCCCACACATCCTTGGCAAAGAATGTGATGCCCGATACCCACAAAGGACTGGTGTGGGATAGGAAACTCGGTATTTGCCACAGTGAGGGAGGCGAGTTGGTCCCTGTGTCAAAAGAGAAGGCGAAGGAGTTGTCCTATGCTCGTGACACTGCAAAGATGCTCAAGTTTGCAATTTTGTACGGCGCTGGGGCAAGAGGAGTTCAAAACTATGTTCAGATCCGCTTCCCCCAGAAACCGGTCAATGAGGCAAAGCAGTGGGCATACTCCTCTCTATCTGCCATGAAGGGTGTTCTGCGGGACGGGGTGTATGAGGATGGATTTGACTCTGGCGCCTTTAACTTTATGGAGGGGATTGCTATGCGGTCACGGTTGCCACAGCTTCCGTGCCTGGGTACCAAGATTTCCACAGCAATGCGCCCTTCAGCGGTAGGTAGCGACTTCAAGACCAGTCGCGTCAACTGGACTATTCAGGCGAGCGGTGCCGAAATCCTGTCGATCTTCCTCACCTCTCTGCAGTGGTTGGCAACCGAGTATAAAATTCCGTACCGATTCATCATCAGCATCCACGATGAAACCTGGTGTATGTGTCCCGAAAAGTTTGCTTCGCAGTTTGCCGTTGTGTTCCAGATTGCCCACATGTATACGTGGGCGCTGTTCCACTCGGCGCTGGGGATTTCCGACCTTCCCCTATCCCGTGCCTTCTTCTCCGGGGTGGCGATTGACGATCGTCTTCGCAAGTCCGTCAGGGAGAGTACGGTGTCCCCATCAAACCCTGACGGTGACAAGGAACCCCAAGGCACCGAATACTCCATGCTAGACCTGGCCGAAAACGGTGCTATTGCCAAATTAACCACACGATTCAATGCTGTTCAAAAAGGACTTCTCTGATGAAAAAGATCGCCAAGCCCCGTGCTGTCGGGGCAACAGTCAAGTGTATTCCAACTCTGTCTGGTGACTTCTACTTGGTCACCCCCTATGACAGGAAGATTAGGGAAATACCCTCCTCGGTGCAGTGCGGGTACAACTCCCTATACTTCTCCCTTGAGGAGGCAGAGGAAATGGTTAGAGCAATTTAGCCGTGTTTCCTCTACCCCTTGACCCCGACTTCCGTCGGATTCTCGTCCAAGACTGGCTACTCGATGTTGAGGACCGCCTTGAGTTGAATGAGCCTGAATCCGCAGAACGGAGTTGGAAAATAGCCAACGAGATCTACCTCTCCCTTCCTCCTGGCGAGGGTGACGAGGACATTGAAACTGCCCTTGTTGACGCGAGGGTAAAACTTAACCACAACCACCCAGCATACAAAAATGCGCACAATTTCTGACGACGCGGCACAAACTTCCGCCGCTGCCAAACCAGCTGCCAAAAACCCCAAACTGGAAACTTTCAGCACCAAAATCTCCGACGGTCGTGAAATCACAATCCGTGAGATGACTGGTAGAGATTTGATCTACATGGAGAAGGACCTGACAAAAGCGGGCGATGTGGAAAAGGGGATGCGAATTATCGAGCGTCTTATCGTTAGTGAGGACAAGATCACCTACGACGAAATTCTTGATCTAGGCGTCCGTGACTTTCGCAAACTGAGTGACCTTGTTGCCAAAGCGAATGGCACGGAGGACGAAGACCCAAACTGACAGTAGTCGACCGAGAGGATTTCTCCTTTCTAGTCGAAAGTACCGGTTGCCCTGTGATTTTCTTCAGGGAGATACAACCCAAAGACTTCTATTTGGCACAAATCCTTCGGCAACAGGGTGGATCCTACCTTGAACTGTTGGAGCGATTGACCCTGAACCCTGAGGTTCTTGCCGAAATACCCTCACGCCGCTTCCGCACCATTCTGAAATGGGCGGAAGAAAACCTTCTTGCAGAGAAAGTATTCGGTGTGGAGAATTGGATGGAGGTGAGTTTCCACCTCTGCAAGCAGAGATGGGACGGAAGTATGGACTGGTTGGAGCAACAACCTATTAGCAAAATACTTCTGATGATTGACATTGTGAAGAAGCACAATGATGAGCAAGAGTCCGCCATGAAAAAAGCAAACAAAAGGTAATGATTGACTTCAAAATCAAAAACTTACCGACCGTGAACTTGAACTGGTGGGAGCCCACTCAGAAACAGTGGGCGCCAATCTTGCTCAAAGATCAAAAACCATCTTGGCAACAAGAATCCGATCCCACAACAGGGAGACCCTGGAAGTCTTTAACCTTGAAGTACCGGTCTTGGAAGGACAAAAGATACCCCGGCCAACCAGTTTTACGGCTGACAGGGGCTATGCAAGACAGGGCAGAAATTCAACCCAACAAGGACGGGTTTGAGGTAAAAACTACCGCCTACGGTGTTTATCAACAGTTTGGTACCCGCAAAATGGTTGCCCGACCCTGGGTTGGAATACCAAAAACTTCGCTTCAGCACCTTGCACCTATTGCTTGGCGCAACATTCTCTCATAAGACCTAACCATGGAAAAGACAACAACAAGGCGCACTGCTGCCAAGTCCGAGACAAAAGTTGAGGAAAAAGTGGTTGCAAAACCCGTCGAAGCCGAACTAAAAATTGGCGCCGAAGGTTCAAGTGCCCTTGCTCCTGCTGCTACGCCCGAAAAAGTTCAGACTGACGTGCGAGCAAAACTGGCCAAACGGTCAGACAATGAAGATATGTTTGTACCTTCCACGCCGAAACAGGTTGAGGAAGACGCTAAAGAGGTGGCACGAAACGCCGGTTTTGACTTTAACCGTGGTACCTCCGTTGGTGCTCGCCTGATGGCACGATCCCGTCAGAACTTTCCGAAATGACTTCTTTTGCCTTTCAACAGCAACTCACCTGGAGGAAATTAGGATACCTGTTCTATACCAACTCCCTGTCCTATAGAGATGTATTGGAGCAGAACCCCCAGTGGAGTATTACCGAGTTGCCCCCTGTTGGGGCACAAATGCTTGTCAGTGGTGCTGGAGCGGGGAGGGCAAACGGTGGTTTAACGGGAACCTCACTGACTCCTGCAATTCAGGGCAACGACTCCGCAGGATCAGACTTTTTCCCGTTTGAGACACCTGCTGCTTACCGTGAGGCGGTGGAGCGATACAACCTTTACGGTGTTGTTTTCAGGGAAAGTCTCAACGGGTACTCGGCAGACAGTTTATCGGCGGCTACGGGGAGGCAACAATAATTCAAAGGGTAAAAACCACCTAGTAAGCACCATCTCTTCGGAGACTAAACGGCCTCTGCCCCGCCGGTAATGGTGCTGAAAAGCGGGCTCACCCTGAAAATCATGGCAACATTCTCTCTCGGCTCGGCTGCGGCTGTCCCCGGCGCTCCTGGTGTTTACATCAACGAGAGTGCTGGCAAAGCAGCTGGCGCTACTCTGGCTGACTTCAGCACCGTTTACATGCTTGTAGAGACCAGCCAATCGGTCTCCACCACAGTATTCCCCTTCAACCTCCCCGTCCCCATCACTTCACTCAACGACTATAGGGCGTTGGTGGGTGGTTCGGTCCCTGACGGTCGCCTTCCCCTCCTGAGCTACAACTGCGTCAACTCCTTCTTTCAGAATGCCCAGGTCGGTGACCTGCGAGTTGTGCGCGTTGGGTCCCCCAACCAGATTGTGGAGATTGAGATCTACCCCACTGGCACAAAATTTAATGCCGGCGGTGCAACCTCTGTCCTCATGGCAGGCGATACAATTTACGTCCAGCTCCTGATTAATGGGATTCCCTTGGTTGCTGGCGATGGCGCCACTGGCTTTACGTCCGAAGGTGAGTACCTTGGCGTACCCGTGTTGATTCCTGTTAACTATGTTGCTGGCGACGAAGCAAACAACCGTTTGATCTCTAGTGCTATTGCAACAGCCATTGCTGCTGCTGTTGAGAGCAATCCTAGTGTTCGTGCTTCCGTGCATGTTCGCAGTTTTGGTCTGGTCAATGACCTGTCACCACTGTCTAACTCACAGAACAGCTACGTTACAATCGCTGGCGCCACTTTCGACGCCTCGGTTACCGTTATTCCCCAGGTAGTTCCCGTTGGCGCCACCTCGGTGCTGATGCAAAACGCCTACGACATTGGTAACATCGTTGGTCTGCAGAATG